CCCGATCAGGATCGCGACGAGTACAGGCGGAATCGTCACGAGCACGTAATCTTGCCATCGCCAATTCGTCGGCGTCGGAAACACCGACGCGGGCCGAGCGCGTGCGTGCCACTGCCCGACCATCGTGCCGCCGAACGTCGTAAGGTTCGCCGGCTCGATCGAGGCCGTGCTCGTGTCGTACACGTGGCAAAAGCTATTGTTCGAGCACTTGGCATTACTCAAGTCGTTGTCATCCCACGACCAGGAAAGCCACCCGATCCCGTTTTGCTCGGCCACGTGGATCACGCGCTCGGGTGTGATCATCGTCGGCGACGGCCCTATGTTGCGGCCGGGGCCGAACTCACCGACGACGACGGCGAGCCCGGTGCCGTGTAGTGCGGCGAGCGTCGGCGCGAGATCGTGTTGACCGTTCCACGATGGCGGCACCCCACCGGCCGAATCGGACCAGTTGCCGTAAATGTGCACGTCGAAGATCACGTTCTGTTCGGCGTCGGCGGCGAACACTGCGCGGCCGTAGTTGACGATCGCCGTCGCATTTTGCCCGCACCCGGGAGCGTCAACCATGATCGCCCCGTGCCACCCGGCCGCGCGGATCCTCGGTATCGCCGACACATACGCGTCGCGCCACTTGATCGGATCGTCACCCCATTCGTTCGCGATGTTGAGGATCATGAGCCGCTCGATCTGAGCGTACTTTTTCGCGTCTCTTACCCACCGATTGACCATCGTCTCAAACGAGCCGGTGTCACTCTTACACGTGCCGTCCCAATACCCCGGCACGGCGACGGCCCTACCGAACGTGGTCGATCCTCCGATGTTTGGCGATTGCATGTCTGCAATAGTCCGATCGGGATCGTTTGAAAAATGCACGAGCCAACGAGTCGTGTTTGACGCGGTGTGGCCGAGCCCTTGAGCCCAGTTATCTTGGTGAGTTTTATTCGTTCCACGTGGTCGAAACTCGACGCCGTTGCCGTCGAACAACTCGGTACCGACGACATAGAAACCGTGCCCCTTACTCGCGGGAGGCCGGTTTGACGTCGGTGGCGGCCCGGCGTCGACCACGGGTGGCGGCCCGGCGTCCGGCACCGGCACACCGGCGTCGGCCTCGGGTGGTGCGCCACCGTCGACGACGACGATCGGCGGCCCGTCGGGGCACGTGAGCGACACGGTTGCCGTTTGCGCGACGGCGACGAACGCCGGCACGAGCACCGCGAGCAGGACTAGCGCTAGAGCTTTCATGTTCGAACCAACCTTTTGTCCGTTCCGAAGTCACCGCTTGCGCCATTGCAGACGAACACGGCGCAAGCGCGACACGAGTAACCCGGCCGCGTTTGCGTTCATTGACGCGAACACGATCGTGAGTGAGGCCGCGTTCGTGATCCTCCGACCCCCGCCGAGTTCGATAATGGCCGTGGTAGTCGGCACAACCGCGTCAAGTTCCCACGTCGACAGATCGTCGGTGAAAAGCGAGTCAGCCGGGTCGGTGGCGAGCACGGTGCCGACGTTCTTCGAGTAGATGTAAACCACTCCCGAGCGATCGCGAATGAGGCATACGGCCGTGTTCGTCAACGTGGTGCGCATAGTGACGGCACCCTCACTCGCACCCGAGTAATAGTGGTGCGCGGGGTTCGTCGGGGCATTGTTGAACGCTAGCGAATACAGCCAATAGCTACGAAAGCTCGTTGTCGGCGGCACGGTTTCAAGGCCGAACCGGGTGTACTCATAGTTGCGCGCGGCATTCGTCGCGATCAGGCCGTACAAGCGCAACTCGTGCGTACCAGCGGTGAACCCCGGGATCGAGTCGGTGAGCGGGTGCGTCACGAGCGGCGCGGTTCGCGCTGCCGCGCTGTAATCCGTGTTCGCCGTCGAGTTCGCGATCGCGAGCCCGGCCGCCGCGGCACCGACGGCAACGCTCGCGGCCGAGGCAAAGTTTACGCCTTGCCACACGTGGCCGTCGACGGTGTTCGCGCCGTTCACGAGCGACGCGGCCGGCACCGTTTCGAAGTTGGTTTCTACCGCGGTTGTCCACGAGGCACTCGCGTCAACGTACGCCTTCGTTGCGGCATCCTGCGCGCTCGTCGGGTTCGCAACGCCGGTGAGCTTGTGCGCGTTGATCGCCACGTCGGCCGTTGCCGCCGCGAGTGCCGAGGCGACGCGCGCGAACGACGTTACTTGCGCACCGGCCTCGATCCCGTCGAGTTTCGCGCCGTCGGTGGCAACGCTACGGCCGCCGTCGGCGAGCTCGGTGCCGTCGACGCCGGCCCACACGGCAACGTTGCCGGCCGTCGAGGTATCGGGGCCGCCTACGGTGCCCTCGCCGCCTCCGCCACCACCCGCGGCGATCGTGATATCGGTGCGTAGCGAACCGGGGTTGTCGACGATCGTCACCCCGTCGCCGATGAAGTTGAGGATCTTACGCGTGGGATCAACCGGTTGTCCGGCCTTGAAAATGCGATTGACGCCGAGCAGATCGAGCAGACTCATAAAACCTCACCGTCGACCAGGCTAGGTAGTACCCGGCTCATGTCTCAACCGAGATCGCGATCTGAATGCCGCCGACGTCTCCCGAGTCGAGATCGATGTACCCGATCGCGTGCGCGTTATTCCACTCACGCGGCACCACGCGAATGTCGCGAATTAGTTCGGCACTCATGTTCGTGTCCCACACGCCGCCGTCATCCCACGTACCGGGATCGGACCATATCCCGTCACCCTCGATCGCCACCGGCCACTTATAAAACAGTGTCCACTGTGCCCATTGCGGCGAGATCGAGCCGAGGTCGATCCACGTACGCTCAACCGAACCGGTGGCCGGATCGAGCACGTACATTCGGCCATTCTCATAGATCAACGTGATCGGAAAGTTGTCGGGTGCAAAAAACGCGTGCACTTGAGCGAGCAGTGCATACGGGCCGCCGCGGATCCGGTGGTGATCGAGCCACGGGATCAACCGCGTCGCGTACGTCTCCTCGCTCTCGACACGGCCTCGACGGATCCGACGTTCGCGGCCGATCAACGGGAGCGATTCGTTCGAGTAATACCCCGGGAACCGAGTCTTGACGCCGCCTCGCAACGCGTCGGCGAGCGCGTCGGTAACCGAGCCGATCGCGAACAGTACCGAGCCACCGATCGGCCCACGTAGCCACCACGGCGAGATCTGACGGATCGCATCACGGAACGTACGCAACACCGTTTGCGGGTACGCCGTCGGGCCGGTGGTAACAGGCGGGCCGATCGGCGCCGGTGGCGGCAAAAAGTACGAGGCCGACGAACTCATGCCGCGACCCTCGGTTGCATGATCTTGAGGTGCGTGAGCGCAATGTCCATTGTCGCATTCTCTTGCGCGGTCTTGTCACACGCGAACACAAACCAGGTGTCCGCGGGGTTCAACGTTGGCGCACTCAGCACGCGGTATTGCTCTACACCGCTCGCCACCGAGAAGCTTTGCATCTGGTCGGGGCCGGCCGGCAATGCCCCTGTCCACTGTCCGATCAACGGCAGGTGCCGATCCGCTGCGTATCGGTAGATACCCGGAACCCCGTCTCCGATCACATCACTTGCGTTGAGCGGTGCAACGATCGACGGCGCTAGCCGGCCCGCATATTGCGGGTTTGACCAGTACGCGGACGTCATACCGGCCCGTTGGATCTGCAAGCCACCACCGGCAACGATCGTGATCACGTCGGCATTCGGCGCCACCGTGAGTAGCGCGCCGTACCCGAGTTGGTTCTGCCCCATTTGCGTGATCGTGCGCGGCGACGCGAGTCGCCACATGACAACGAGCGGTGCGAGCGGGTTGTAGTCCGCGAGTTGCGACAAGCGAAAGCACATTGCGCGATTGAGGTACGGCCCGGGAAACATGAATCCCGAGGTCGTCGAAATGGGATCTGGCCGAGTCATCCGCAAGCCGGTGCCATTCAAGATCTCGCACGTCTGCGGCGTGTTCGTGATGAGCGGACCCTTGGCCCACCACTCCTTCCCGTCGATTGTGTATTGGCCGGCCGCTGTCATGAGTTGTGACGGTTGTTGCCGCAGATCTACATCGTAGATCGCGCCGAAAGTTTGCCCGCTCGTCGGCACCTCACCCGCCGCATCGTCGACGTAGATCGTAGGATCGGCCGGCCACCCGCCGTCGCGCACGATGCTAAACGTGTTTCCAGCGCGGGTGCTTTGCGTGTAGTTGACCAGAAACGCGCCGTCACGGTACACGCGCTCCTCGACCACGTCGAACCCCACACTGACGGCAACGACGTCGCCACTCGACGTAAACCCGAGCGGTTCATCCTTGCCGATCAAGCCGGGAGGTTTGTGAAACACCGTCACAGCGCGGCCCCTTCACTCGGCGGAACCTGAGTGATCGACAGTGGCGTGACGGTACCGAGCACCGGAACCTGGTTGATCGCGAGCACCACGTCGGCGGCCGGCACCTCAACGACGACGTGAAAGATCTGCGGAAATGTCGAGCCGATCGCCGTGCGAATCGCGTCGACGAACACCTTACCCGGATCGGCACTCACGACGTTGCCGCCGATAGGCTGCCCCGACATGAATTCGACGAGTCGCCGCGCGATCGTGTCGGCGATCTCGGCCTCGGTTAGCCCGCTCGTGTTGTACATCCAAACGCGGTACGACACCGCGATCGCGAGCGGCGTTGCGCTCTCAACCCACGCGGCGATCGCGAGCGGCGCGGCCTTCGTCTGGATCGCCTCGTCGACGCACCCGAGGTCGGTGTCGAGATCGTCGACGGTGCCGGACACCTCGCCGGTGGCCGTCGCTACGTACGTCGTCACGTTGCCGAACCCATCCTTGACGGTGCGCACCCGCGTCACCCCGATCACGGCCCCGTCGAGGCGCGTAGCGTTGCGTGCGGCGTAGCTATACGCGTCCCACGGACCCATGGGCGAGAGCGAGCCGAGCTTTTCAGAGCACCGCGCGCGCAGTGCCGGATCCTCCTCGTCGTCGCTACCGACGATCGACACCGCGTTGTCGACGGTGACACCGAGCAAGGGGGTGATAAATGTGACGACGGTGTGAGGTGCCGACGTCGACGAGGAGCCGGCCTCGAGCGCCACCACGGCAACGGTAAGGGTGGCGAGTGCGCCGAGTGAGAGCGCCTCGACGTTGCGGTATTGCTTGCCGGTGTCGGGGTTCGCGACGACGAGATCGCCGGGATCGAGCAGATAGATCCCACCACCCGTGTTGACTAGCGTTACCTCGCCGGCCGCGAACGTCGCGTATTGCTTCTCTACGCCGTACACGTACCACGCGACGAGAGCGAGCCACGAACCCGACGCGAGTTCGAGGTACCCACCCCGCGCGATCAACGCGGTGAGTTCGCTAAACGCCGACAGTATGATCGAGCAGGCCGTGATCATCGTTCGCACGACGGCGCCGGGTTTCCAACTCGTCGTGTTGGTGCCGACGGCCGCGATCACATCGTAGATCTTGCCCTCTACCTCGTCGCGAGTGAGCGGCGTTGTGAGTTGAGCGAGTGAGAAAATGGCCATATCAACCGATCGCTTCCAACACGGCCGCGCTCGAGGTAACCGCGAACGTGAGCGTAAAAGGGTTGAGTGTGGGGTGTGCCGCGGTGATCACCACCGAGATCGCGAGCGTGAACGCGAGCGGATCTTGAGCCACCGTCACGACGGCCGAGTCGATCCGATCGTCTTTTGCGAGCTCGAGCGAACACCGGCCGCCGATCTCGCGTAGCTCGTCGAGGGTGGTGCCGCGGTTGCAGTACGCGCGCACGTCGATCCCGTAGTCGCGATCGTCGAGGAGCGCGCCGCGTGCCGTCGTGAGTCGACGGATCGCCGCCTCGCCGATCGCTTGCATAGAGAACGGATCAACCTCGTCGAGATCAACCGTCAGATCCGAAACGCACGCGAGGTCGGTGCCGTACGCGAGTTCGCCGACGGGGTGCGGAACGAGCCGCACGAGCTCGGCGATCTGAGTGTCGATCGAGGTGCCGACCGTTTCGTTCACGGTAGTACCTCGCCAGGTGAAACACCCCCAAAAATGCCGCGAATTCGCAACATTCCGGCGAGCTCGGGTATTACCCGAGACCCTACTCGAGGAGGTACTACCGTTGAAAAATCTCCGGACATTTTCGCGGCCCTCACGGTGCGGTTTTGAGGATCGTCGAGAGCGCGGCCCACGTGGCCGGCACCGTCGTGAGAAATGCGATCGCGTTGCTCGCGTCGGCCGGCGACAAACCCGGCACCGAGCCGAGTCGCGCTTGCACCTCGGCACCGAACGAGCTCACCGGCCCGGTGTACGCGACGAGGTGCACCCCGGCCGCGGTTAGCGCGGCCTGAAACGAGACAATGATCGCGAGTTGCGCCTCGAGACTCGCAACCGTCGCTTGCAACGACGCGATCAAGTCGTTGATCGCCACGATTTGCCCGAGGATCGTCGGTGGCGGCACGTTGAGCGTTATTTGCGCGTGAATCGCGGCGATCATTGCCTCGAGCGTCGAGATCTGCGTCGTGAGACTGATCGGCGTCGGCGCCCAAGATAGTAAACTCTCGATCTGTGCGAGCAGATCGGGCAACACGAGGTTGATCCCGGCCGCACCCGCAACGCCGACGGCCGCCGCACCCGGCATCGTGCCGCCGATCGTGAGCGAGCCGAGGTACGTCGCCGTCACGAGGCTACCTTGACCTTGCTCGAGCCGCTCGTGATCACACCGAGGGCCGTCGAGGGGGTGAACGTGATCAATCCCGAGGCCGGCGAGCCCCCCACCGTGCCCGAGAATTGCCCCGGTGGTAGCTGACACTCGACAATATCGCCTTGCCGCGCGGCCGGTGCGCCGGTGGGGCCGCCGAGCACGAGTTGCACGGGCACGAACCCCGGCCCGTCGAGCCCCGAGAACGCGAGCACGACGGGTTGCCCGCGATCACCCTCGACGAACGCGACTAACACTTCAGTACCCGGGGTGAGGATCGCGTGTGCCCCGGCAATTCCCGGCATCACCGAGATCGGGAGCAAGTCGGGCAACCCGGCAACCTTGCGCACGGCCTGTAGCTCGAGCCGCTCGCCGGACATGCGAACGAGGCGATAGCGGTAGTGGCCGTGCAACGCGCCGTCGGTGGTGCGCTCGACAATGGCGCGGATCAGGCCGGCAAGGTACCCGGTTCCCGTCGCGGTGCCCCCGCACCACGCGTACACACGCGCCTCGCCGGCCGTAACCCGCACCTCGAACGTGCGCACGATCTGCGGCCCGTCAATGTCGAGGAGCGCGCCGATCGACATAAGCTCGGGTGCGTCCATGGCAAGAGTCGCGATCCGCTCCCGAGGATCGTACGCGAGCGTCGTGTACACCTTGCGCTCGAGGGGCACGGGAGGCCGCGGGCCGGCGTGCGTCACCCCGGCATAGTCGACCCACCACGGCACGCCGCCGAGCACCTCGTCGAGCACGCGGGAGGCCGGCCCGACGTCGCGCACGTAGTCTTTACCGACGCGCTCGGCGGCCGGCACGAACGAGCCGAGCGTCTCGCCGACTGCTCGAGCGGCGTCGTCGGCAACGAGTGAGGCGCGCACCCCGGCGTCGTTGTGATACTGCTTTGCCGTCACGGGGTGGCCCCACGCACCCGCGCCGGCCACGATACGCGCGCGCCGTTGCAACCCGTACGTGCCGCTCGCAACCTTACTAACCGTGCCGGTGCACTTGAGCTCGCCGATCGTGAGCACGACGCGGCCCTCGACTTTCGGATCGCTTTCGAAGTCCACGTCGGCGATCCACGGGCCGCCGTTCGACACGGTGAGCTTTGCCGCGGTACACCGTTCGCCGTCGACACCGAGGTATAGATCGTCGGCCATGGGTTCACTCGCTCGCCATACGTTCGACTTGCAACATGGACGTTAGCGGTTTGATCCAGTTCTCCTCAATCGGATCGATCGCCTCGGCCGTTGTTTCGTCGGCACCCTCGGGTTTCGCGAGCGTGACTTTCGGTGCGCGGAACTCGACGAATTTGATCTCGATCGACCACTCGCCGTCGCCGGTTTGATCGGGTTGCATCACCTCGGCAACGCCGACGGCCTTTATGTCGAGCGTTTGAAGCAACGGGTGCCAGATCGCTAGCTTGCCCGAGTCTTTACCCTCGCCGCCTCGACGCGTCGGCAACCGATCCACGATCGGTTTCCAGTCGTGCCAGTCTTGCCAGTCTTGCGCACTGTACAGACGGATCACCACCGAGAAATGTGCGAGGCCGCGGCCGGTGAACACCGAGAACGAACCCGTGATCCCGTGCCCCTCGCGTTCGTCCCACTTGCGCGGCGACGAGGCACCGCGCACCTCGGCAATACCCGGCGATTTCCTGCTCGCGAGCAGGATGTAATCACACGGCGAGGTGAGCGGATCCCAAGTCACGCCGGCACCCGAGGCAACGCCGCGCCGAGTTGGATCGCGATCCGCTCGAACACCGGCACGAGTTCGCGCTCGACGTCGGCCGCTATGTCGCCGCCCTTGTCGCTCGAGGCCGTCACAACGATGCCACCGACGTTGATCGTCACTCCACCACCCGCACGGCCACCGGAACCGGCCGGTGTGTCGACGAGGCCGGCCACGGCGTTGTTTGCCTCGTCGGCACCGCTCTCGACACCGACGGCCACACCTTGCGGGATCGCGAGGCCGAGGCGCGCGAACTCTTTCGACGGTGACGCGATCCCGAGCGACTCTTTCAACGAGCCGAGCGCGCTCGCACCGAGATCCGACACGGTATCGGTCAACCATTTCGCGCTCGCCTTGATCCCGTTGACGATGCCTTCAACGATCGCGCTACCCATGCTGGTCCAGTCGATCTCATCCCACAACCGATAGAGTTGATACACGAACGCGATCAACACACCGACGGCGACGGCGGCGAGCAGGAACGGCGCGGCGAGTATGAGCCCTTGCACCGCGAGCGCGCCGACGGCGGCGACGGCGGCCCATATGAACGGCGCGGCGACGACGAGCGCGGCGACGACGAGCGCAAACGCCGCCACCATTGCCACACCGAACAACCCGACGGCCGCGATCCCGGCGTATAGCGCGGCCTTCGTCATGTCGAGCGAGCTTTTCATTTCGCCGGTACCGAACGTTTCCTTCCACCACCGACGTACTTTCGCGATCGCGATCGCGACGAGCAGGCCGCCAATGATGATCCCTTGAAAGAACCGCTTTACGTACGGTGTGGCGGCCGTGATCTGGTCGACCATAGGTTGAAAGATCGTCGTCATGACGGCCTTGAGCGCTCGGCCGCTCGCCGTGTTTTGCGAGAACAACGCGGTGATCGAGTTGAGCCCCTTGAGTAGCGCTTCAATCCCGAGATCGGCGAACAGTCCGGCAAAACTCTCGCTCAACTTTGCGATCTGCACGTCGAGATCGAGTAGTTGCGCCGCGGCAACGCCGCCGAGTCGTGCCTTGACGTCGTCACTCAGTGCCTTTACCGACTTGCCGGCGCGCGCGGCACCGGCCGCCATGGTGGCGAACGATTTTGCCCCCTCGTCGCCGGCCACGGCGCCACTTATCGCCATACCCTCGAGCGCGGTGTCGAGCGTTTTGCCGCGTAGCCCGAGCTTGTATAGCTCGGCCGTGTATTCGCCGAGCTTGTCGCGGCCGAGGGCCGTCGTGCCGCTCACCCGATCGATCGACGCTTGCAACTCGGCCGCGTTGCCCGCGGCGGCACCGTGTGCGGCGGCGACTTTCGTCAACGCTTCGAGGTGCAACCCCTCGTTGCGGCGCGCGTTCGCACTCGCGATCCCAAACTTGAGCATGGCGGCCGTAGCGGCGACGGCGGCAACCGCAACGGCGACGAGCACGGCGGCGACGGCAACCAGGCCGCCAACGAGTGCACCACGCGAGACGATGCCGCTTAGCGATTGCAACTGTCCGGCGACGCCGCCAACCGGCCCCGGTAGATCCCGCGCCGTTTTACCGAGTTCGGCGAGCTTGTCGGCGAACGAGCGTGCGTTCTTTTTCGCCGTGTTGAACCCGCCACCGAGTTGGATGTACGACGACTGTGCACCGGCGATCGCTTGTTTCTGCGCCTCGATCCGTTTCGAGAGCTCGGCGATCTGCGGTAGGTTCGGCGTCGTCGCACCCTTCAAGTTGCGCAACGCCTTTTGCATTTGCCCGAGTGCCGTCGTGTCGGCGTCGATCTTCTTTTTCAGGTTGGCGAGCGCTTGCGCCGCGGCCTCGGCCGGGCCGCTCGTGCCATCCTCGAGATTGACGGCGAATGTTGCGGTCTCGTCGGCCCCTTTTGCCATGTCGGATCACTCGTTCGTTGTGAGTAGTTTGGCAATGTGATCGAGTCGTCGAAGGCCGCGAACGAGGAGCAGTGCACCGGCGTAGCGTCGTGCGGTTTCCTGATCGGTGATCTCCTCGTGAACGTCGAGGCCGAGCACTGCGAGCAAACACTCGGCGGCGATCCCGTCGTCGCGCAACGCCTCGGCTCGCAGTGCAACTATTTTCCCTGTACCTCCTCGACAACCAGGCCGGCGAGTTTCGCCGCGGCACTCGCCACGTGTTCGAGCAACGCCGGCTCGGCCTTGAGCACGCGTTCAAACCCGAGCTTGTCGGGGTGCACGAGACATTGATAGGTGAAGCGCTCGTTGATCGTCGAGAGCGGCAACTTACCGGCCGACACCGCGTCGATCATCGCGCGGTAACCCGCGTGCGTGGGACGCTTGACGATGATCACCCCGTGCCCCCTCGACTGCACCACGGCAATGTCGCGATCGATCGGGCCGAGCTCGCACTCGGCCTTCGCGATCGCCTCCTCGTCGGCGATCGCCGAACGCATACGCTCGAGCTCGTCGGTTGCCGCGCGCGCGGCCGTGCGTTGCTCGCGACTCTCGACGAGGCGAGCACGCTCGGCGCGTAGTTGCTCGAGCTCGCTCACGGCCGAATTTGGGCCGCGACCTGGATCGGTAGTACCGGTGTCGCTCACGGTGCCCCCATGCTCGAGTCAAACAGGGTAAGGCCGTTGCGACGAATGAGCATGCAATCAAGCTCGATCTCCTCTTTCAAGGGATCGGGGCTTTCCTCGTCGCTCGAGCTCGTGCCGGTGTACACGCAACGCTCGAGCTCAACCGTCAAGGGATCCTCGCCGTCGGTGACGTACTGGACCACGATCTCGATCTCGGTGTTGCCGTAACTTTTTTTGTCCGGCGAGAGCGACGCGAGTTGCGCGCGCAGTGCGTTGATCGTGCCCTTGGGGCCGCGCAACTTGACCGGATCGGTACTGTATTTGCCGAGCGAACGGCCGCGCGGTGCGTGGTGGCGGCCCATGCCATACCCTTTGACGCGCTCGCGTTTGTCGGCGAAAGCGATCTGGTCGAACCCGTAATAGCGCTCGCCTTGGATCTTGAGCACGATGTGCCCCCATGAGGCGATCGCACCGTTTACCCTGATCTGATCAGACATGGTCAAACCGCCTGTACTTGAAGGGCCGGGTTGTAAAATCCGACGGTGAGCGTCACGAATTCCGGGTATGCGAGCGGCACGATCCGCGCGTCACCGGTGACAGTCTTCGTCGACAACAGATTGTCGTAACGCGATAGTAAGAATTGCACCGCGCTCGCCTTCGGTTTCGCGAGGAGCACGGCCGACATTGCGTTGCGTGCACCCGACTCGATCTCGAGTGACTCTTCTTCGAGAATGTATCCCGTCGTCGAATTCACGAGGATCGGACGGTTGAGCCGGCGAATGAAATACGCGCGCAACGCGGCCTCACCGAGGTTCATTACGCGACGGTGCGGCATGAGTGAAAAGTCAGATCCGGCCGGCGAGAAAATGCGCGGACGATTGACGTACACGCCGCCGAACCCTTCCCACGTGCGCAACACCGTAAAGCGCGCGTCGTCGAGGCCGGGGTTTAGAGACTCGTCGTGCTCGTCGGGGTTGCCGTTGTCGTCACGGATCGAGACGCCGACGAGCGGCCCGAGGTTGACGTCGGCAATGTCGATCTCTTCGCTCGACGTTGCCTCACGTGCGGCGATTACGAAACTCACCGGCCGGCGATACTTGCGGCCCGATACGCTCGACACGAGTTTGCACGCGCCGGCCGACAGTTGCCCGTGTAGCGACGCTTTCGCGCCGAAGTTTTCGGTAAGCGCGGTGAGGTACGCCGACTCGCTCTCGCCGACGTTCGGGGTACGCGCATTGCCCGACCACGCGCGATATTTGCCGGCCGCCGACAGTGCCGCGATCTTGAGTTCGAGGGTGTCGAACGTGGTCGGCACAATGGGGCCGACGGGTTCGACGATCTCCCAGTTGATCGCCGACGCCGCGAGCGCGTCGAGGCCGAGCCCGAGGTCGGCCGGCGAGGATGCCGGCGCCGTCGTGCGCGTCGACACGGTGTCACCGTCGAGCGCGGTGCCGGCCGCAAAGTTGATCACCATGGTGCCACCGGCCGGGAGCGGAAACGTCGTACCGGTGGCCGTCGTCGCCGGTGGCGACCAGTTACGGCCGCCGTCGAGGCTCCATTGTACCGACATGCCGGGAGTGCCGACGGTGCCGCCCTTGAGCACCTTAAACACGACTTCGTAATCGTCGTCGGGCTCGCCGGTGACGGTGACAACGCTCGTGCCGTGCCACCCGGTTGTATCGATCGTGCCGGGTGTGCCGGCCACCGTCGCCGGGGTGCGCACGACGACGACGGGCCGGCCGTAGCGTTCGATCGCGTGTGCCGCGGCCTCGACGAGCGGGCCGCCGCCGTAGTTGGTTACGAGATCCTTCACGCGGCCGAACGCCGCGGGCAAGTTGATCGGGCCGATTGTCGACGGGCCGACGAGTGCGAGCAGGCGGCCGGCCGACTCGGGAGTAACACCGAGCGCGCCGTCGAGTTCGGTGATCGATACGTTGGGTTGAGACATGCGAACGGCTCCTTCAAACGACGGGTGGCGGAATAACGATCACGTCGGTAGCCTCGAGCTCGTGCACCTCGATCTCGGCCCCGGTGTCGGCCGGTGCGGTTGCCGTGGCCGTCGGCTCGTCGACGATCGGCGCTTGCACAGAGAACACGACGAGGAGCGACGCACCCGAGCGGCGCGTGCGATCGCCGCCGACCCACTCAGATCCGACAATCAGGTACGTGCCGGCCGCGGCGAGATCGACGGCGCGCAACCACGCGTCGAACAACTCGCGAACGATCTGATACTGCGAACGTTCGACGGTGCGTTGCGCCGGATCGAACGCGTAGATCTCGACGGTACAGAGCTCGAACAGAGTCGCGATCTGTCGCGCCGGCATACCGTTGTATTTCGGCGGCCCGAACGCGCCGAGCACCCCGTTTTTATCGCCGGGTGTCCACGTGATCCGCGCGTTCGTGCGCACTTGCTCGGCCGGTGCGAGCCACCCGAACGTTTGCTCGGCGAGCGTGCCGTCGGCCGCGAACTGTGCCACGACGGCATCGAACAACCGGGGCAGTGCGAACACGACGGCCACTTACTCACCCTCTTTCACGGTGGCTTCAAAGTGGTCGACGAGTACCGCGCGGATCCGACTAGTAAGAGTCGGCGTTAGGTGCGTCGGTATGATCCCGCGGATCGTGCCGCCTCGAGCGGTGCCGAGGTGATGCTTAGCCTCGGCCCCGTGAACGCGAGCAAGGATCCGGTGTCCGATCGGCGCAACCTTGACGGCGCGCGCGGCATTCTTGAGCGGCCGGCCGCCATCCTCGCGACGCGGTGCCCATGTCTTACCGTCGCAGTCTGTACCGGCCGCGATCGTCTCGCGGATCGTGCGCAACACCTCGGCCGCGGCGTCGGGTGCACACTCCTCGGCAAGTTTCGGGATCGCACGAATACGCGCGATCATCTCGTCCATTTGCTCGGCGCCGGCCATTAGGAGCCGTGCCCGTTGCTATCCTCGCGACGGCCGCGAGTGCGTTGCATGTCGAGCCCGACGTACGGCGACGCTTCGGAATACACGCGCGTGCCGCCGTACATCACCGGCGAGATCGTCTGATCGCTCGGCGCGAGATCGATCAGGCCGAGGTTGCCGTCGGCCGTTTGCTTGATTTCATCCTCGGCCCGGCGAGCGTCGGCGTCGATCGCCTCACGTTGTTGATCGGACGCCGGGAACCCGTGAGACGCGTACGCCGCGGCCGTCACAATGCGAGCGAGCCACGCGGTTACCATCCTCGGGTACGGCGCGCGAAACGGCACCGTGTAGCGCTTGGCGAGGTACATATCGATCCAACTCGAAACGCTCTCGAGTTGCGACTCGAGCCACCCCGGCGACAACGCCTCGAGTTGATCGACCTGCTCGTTTGGCATGATCGTTCGAACCCGAAACGCGGCAACGTCGAGGTAGCTCACCGTCAGACTCCCTTCGCCTTGAAGATCAAGTAAGGGTGTCCGGCCGCCATCGCGTTGCGGCCCTTGCAATGCCACTCGAGATCGTCGGCGCGGTTGAGGATCGCGTCCGTTTGCGGGCCGTAGTAGTTGATCCTGAACGGCTCACGATCGACGTAGATCAACCCACCGAGCTCGGTGTCGGTGATCTGCTCGCACACGGCGAAATAGGTTTTGTCACCCTCGAACCCGGCGAGCTCGTCGGCCTGGATCGGGAGCGCGAACCCGAGCGACGCGATCAACGCCTCGACGTCGCCGACGGCCGCGCCGCCACCGGTTGCCGCTTGCGCGATGAATTTCGCCTGAGTGAGTTGCACCGCGCGGAACAACAGAGCAGGCGGCACGATCAAGTATTTGAGGCGCAAACGGCGCGGTTGCGTGCCGTTCGGCATTTTCATCGATGCCACGTACGCGACGAGCTTTTGCAGGTTCTGTAGTGCCACGTCGACAGTTACAGACTCGTCGATCGGTAGCTTGCCGGGGCTCGTTGCCGTCGCCACGCCGGTAAATAGGTTCGTGAACGTTTGGATCGGACGGTAAGGGTTGACGGGGTGATCGACGGCGAAAAACGCCTTTTTGTCGTACGCGCGAACCTTGGCAATATCCTCGCCGTTCATGAGGAGCGCGGTTGCCAACTCTTGCGGCCAATAAGCCATTTGCGCGCCGATCTGCCCCGACCAGGCCGCGGCGAGATCGAGCCCTTGCCCGTCGGTATCCTCGAATTGAGCGCGCGTGAGTTTCAAACCGTCACCGGCGAAACGCGGCTCAACCTCGGTGGTTTCCGAAACGAGATCTTCGAAGATCAGGTTTCCGCCCTTTCCGAGATCGTGGATTTTCGCCGTCGAGAGCAACCAGGCGAGGATCTCTTTACCCGCTCCCGTCTGCCTTACTTTCGTGACGGTGGGCCACCAAACGCCCTGACTTAGGCGCTGATATTCGTTCTCGGTGACGAGACTCATGCGAGCCTCGAGCGTGACAAGATTCGTTGGTGTGAGAGCGGGCATTGTCCTATTTCCTTCCTGAGTGTTCGAGCCCGCTCACGGGAGCGCGGGAGCTACGGCCGGGAATTGGAGTTTTTCGACGGCGACACCGAGCACGGGATCGACGTGCCACACGCGGCCGGCGATCGGGCCGGCGCCCATCGTCACGGTTTGATCGTCGAGAAAGTTGCAGATCGATCCGACGTCGGCGGCGTCGACCAGGCCGGCCGTATCGTTCGCATAGCGGCGAACCTCGAGCTCCATCCCGAGATCGACTTGCACTTGAAGTTCGGATCCGGTGGCGTCGACGTTCTCGTCGAACGTGCCGATATGCACGAGATCGACGAGGCCGGCCGCCATCGGTTGAACCTTACCCGTGAGGCCGTCGAGGCCGGCCGCGGCACCTTTCCACGCACGCGTACCGACGAGGAGCGGGAACAAGTGGTGGGTCCAGCGCTCGATCACTTGCTGGCGTTGATTGACGGCGGCACTCATTCTGCGGCTCCCTTCTCGCCGACGGTGCGCGGCGCGATCTGAGTGTTGCGGGTGGTGGACTGTTGACGCGCACGGGCCGCGCCGGCCGCGTCGAAGATCAACGACGTGCCCTCACGCTTGATCCCGGTGGGGTTGTCGCCGAGCGCGCCGCCGAACGCGCGATCGAACGCCTTGTCGTCGGCCGACTTTGCCGCCGACGGTGGGGCCGTCGTGCGATCGGACTGAGTGTCGCCGCGGGTGGCGGCAACGACGGTGCCGGCCGCCTTGTCGGCCTTGTTCGGCGCGGCCGGTTTCGGCATTTTGTCGACGATCGCCTTCGCGTCGGCAAAAGGCATCGTCGCGAGGTGCGCGGCGAGTGGCTTGCCGAGATCGGGCCGAGCGGCGAGCAGTGCCTTCAACGCGAGCGAGTCTTTTTCACGCTCGAGCTTGGCGAGGCGTGTGCCTTGCGCTTTCACGACGGCGGCGAGGTCGGCGGCCGAGGCCGCGCTAACGCTCGAGCCGGTACCGCGCGCGGCGGCCGTTTCGGCGTCCGGCTCCTCGTCGGTTTCCTCCTCGTCGTCGTCGCCGGGGCCGGCGTCGGCGAGTGCCGCGAGTGCGAGTTGAGCTTTCTCGTTACCCTCGGCCGCGGCGCGCTCGAGCGCGGCGCGCGCCTCGTCGATATCTTTCGACGAGCTCGAGGGTTGCTCCTCGGTTTCCTTATCGTCTTCGGGTGGCATAGCAGGTCCTTTTTTGAGTTGTTCGAGGAGCGCGTCGAAACTCGACACACGGTTGGCGAGCCCAACTTCGACGGCCCGCGGGCCGTGAAACACATCGGCCTCGAGCGCGCGTACCGCGTCGGTGCCCACGTTGCGCAACGAGGCGACGAGCTCGAAAAAGAGCTCGGCGAGCGCGTTGCACTGCGCTTGCATTGCCTCGAGCTCGGGAGCCGTGAGCGACGAGTGCGGGTGCCCGTCGGCCTTGCGCTTGCCACTCGCGACGAGCGCGAACCCGATACCCTCGTGTGCGTCGCGAACCGTCAGATCGACGCGGGTGATCAGGATGCCGATCGAGCCGGCGTACGCCGTTTCTGAAATAACGATCTCGTCGGCCGAGCAGGCGAGCGCATACGCCGCCGAGCACGCGCACCCCTCGACGTACGCGACGAGCCGCTTACCGGCCGCCTTGCACCGCGAGCGTATGGCCCTCGCCGCGTCGAAACATCCGAACAACTCGCCACCGGGTGAGTCGATCTTCAAAATGATCGCCGACGCGGTGCCGGCACACGCCTCGGTGACGCGATCGAGGATGGCTTCGTAAGAGTCTGTCCACCACCCGTCGTGATGCTCGAGCGGGCCGCGGATCTCGATCACGGCGTTGCCGTCGACGGTTTTTACCTCTGACGGTTCGGCCTCGACGAACAAGTCGAAAAACGCTTGCGGGTACAGTGCGAGGATCCCTTGACGATCGTACCGACGACGCATCACGCGGCCTCACGAACGAGGCGAGGCCCCGGTGTTGGTGTTGGTGCCTCGTCGCCGGCCTCGGCCTCGACGTCGGCCGCTACGTCGCTTGGATCGACTTGCACCCCGCTTACCGGGCCGCGCAACGGGAGCGCGAACCGTTGCGCGAGTGCGTCAATGTCGAGTTCGCGGCCGTGCGCGGCGAGTGCCGTCGTCAACTGTTCGATCCCTTGAGCGATCGTGACGATGCCTTGCGCCTCGACGTTGCGATCACTCGGCGGCGTCGTGTCCCACTCGACGACGGGGCTACGCTCGAGCGCGTCGGCACCGTACCGCGACTCGACGAACGCCGGGATACCCTGAGTGTTGAGCGTGTGCGCGAGATCGCCGGCCGTCGACTGGATCAAGTCAGATCGGATCGTCGCGTGAATGTCCGAATTCTGAAACCCCGCACCACCCGTCGTCGTGACAGTTTGGCCGGCGACACAGATCGTCATTTCGGCGTTTTGATCGGCGATCGTCTTTAGGAACGACTCATAACCGCGGCCGTTCGACTCGAGTAACTTGATCTCGTAACCCGGCGTCAACCCGAACACCGTGTTGACACCCCATGCCATAACCTGACGAAAGAAAGTTTCCTTCTGCGCCTCGACGCTCCCGCTCGGCGCGTACGCAACGCGCGCGGGGTTCGCGAGTTTCGCCTCCCACTCGTCTTTATAGAGCGACGCGTGATCCTTGCGAATGTACGCGCGGCCGACGGCACGCCACAGAGCGTTTTGCCACGGTGCAGTCCGGCCACCCGGCGTGTGCAAGATCCACCGACCGTCGCCGGGAGTGATCGGGAGCGGGCCGGCGTTCGAGCGGAAATACCACCTCGACTCGTTCCAACGGTACATGAGGAATTGCGGATCGAGCCGGCAAAACACGGGGTAGTCGCGGCCCACCACCGGCACGAGCTCGCCGATCGCGACACCGAGTAACAACCCGTCGGCGGCGAACGTTGCGAGCTCGCTCGCCGGGAACATTTCGTCAAACACCGAGCGCGCCACGTCGTGCCCGAGCTCGAGCGCGGCAATGATCTCGGGATCGCCGCGGAACCGTTTGGGCAGACGAACGAGCCCACCGGTGCGCGTCGAGAGCACGCCGGATAAGACACCGTCAGATCGCGCCGTCGACATGAGCTCGGCGGCCCATGAAAGATCACCCTGGTTTGCGAGGTACACGGCCGTCTCGAGGTCGGCGAGGTACCAACGGGGCCGCGCAACCGGGATCGGTTGCAAGTTGCCACCGAGCACGCGGCGAATACGCTCGATCTGTTCGACGCTCGGCCCCATTGCCTCGTCGCCGGGTGGCTCGTACGTCGAGATCCCGAGGAGGGCCGCGCTTGCGCGCATGAGTCTTTCACGAGCGCCCATTGCGATCGGTGTGTCGCACGCGCGCGCGGTATCAGTCTCGCAAGTAAGGTGTGCGCGCGCGCGTCAACGCGTAGACCGTTTTGACGCCACCCCATTGGGCTCGAGATAGGATCCTTGCGCATTGGGCACACGTCACGAGCGAGCGATCGCGCGTCGTGTCGACGCCAAGCAGGCCGCACACCGTGTCGGGCCGTAGTTCGGGAAACGGCGACATGGGCCGCAACCCGAACGCCGCGCGTTGATCGCACGCGAGGTGCACGCGTCTGTTTTTCATATCGGTACTACCTGGCCAGGCGAGGTAATACCCCTTGTTTTATAGGCTTTTCTACTCGAGGAGGTACTACCCGATCGATTTTTCGAGGGCCACGACTCACGCGGGATCTGACAGTGCACCTCGAGCGCCACGCGCGCGCGGAAACTCGGGAGCCACGCACCCGCGGCCCACCGACTCACGTTCGACTCGTGCACGCGCACGCGTGCCGCTACCTCACGCGCGCCGATCACTTGGATCACGGCGAGCAGGCGACGACGGCCGCTTATCGCCGCCACTTTGCCGCCGCGGCGTAGGGATCGAGGCGCGTTGTTTGTTCGGGCAACACGGCGATCGAACCGGTGCCGGTGTACTCACGCAACGAGAGCGGTTCCCACGCGGCGAGTGCGAGCGCGTCGTACCGATCCGGCGAGCGGCCGAGCAACTTGCGCAAGGTTTCCTTGTCCGTGACTTTTGCTTGACCGTTCGGGAGTAACCGCCACTCGAGCGAGTGCAGATCGCGAGCGAGCTTGGCATCCTCGACAATCGCACCACCCGAGTCAAACCAGGCCGCGAGCGAGCCGGCGAGCGCGTCACGCATCCTCGCGTATAGCTCGGGTTGTCGCATGCTCCGATCCGACGCGCGCACCGACACCACCTCGAGCTCGCCGGGGTGATCGTCGGCATACTCGCGGATCGCGCGGTTGACGCGACTACCGATCTCACCCTCGCGATCGACGACGACGACGACGGTTTCGCGCGGTTGCCGCAACCGTTGCACGATCCGCAATAGCTCGGCGAGGTGCCCTTGTTCGTCGAGGCCGCGGCGCGACACGAGCTCGAGCAACTTGAGCCCTCGACGTGCGGCGAACACGATCTCGTCGCCTCGGCCGCGCTCACCCGCGGGATCGAGCCCGATGTACAAGCGGCCCTCGGCCGGCGTTTCCGACCACCGTTGCTCGGCCTGCTCGATCGTGTGCAACGAGAAGATCTTACCCTCCTCATGTTCGGCGAACTCGCCTTTGACGCGCACGAGATAAAGCGCGCTCTTTTCCCCCCACTCCTCTTTCTTTTCATCGATCCATTCGCGGGTAGCGAGCCCCGGTATGGTGCGCTCGCCGCTTACGACGTTCGGCGTTTCCTCCGAACTGACGGTGACGCAAAAGTAAAAGCGATCCTTTTTCGAGTGAAACGCGTCGTAAAACTCGCCTTCGTTTTGCGTCGGGTTCCCGAACAGTGCGAGCCTCGCCGAGCCGGCGCGGTTGCCCTCGATCGCTTCGTAGATCTCTTTCGGTACGCCGCTCGCCTCGTCGACGATGTACAGAACATTTTCGCCGGATATGCCGGCGACGGCCTCGCCTTGACGCGCGGTGAACCCGACGATCTCCCGAAAGTCGTCACTCTTGAGCCCGGTACGTGCGAGATCGCCGAGCTCGCCGTCGATCAGACTCGAGTGCGGACACGGCCGCGGGATACGTGCCGCGGGGTTGTCGAGTAGCTCGAGCTTGCACGACACACACCGGCCCGAGCGCGCCAACATCATACGAAGCTCGCGCCATAGGATCTCGTCGACTTGCCTCGACGTGGTGCTCGTCATGACGACGCGAGCGGCCTCGAACGCGCAGTAAAACCAGAGTGCGAGTTGTGCCGCCGAGTGTGACTTGCCGACTTTGTGCCCCGACTTGATCGCAACGCGCGGGTGATCGCGCACGGCCTCGAGTATCTCGACTTGTTTCGCCCACGGATCGACACCGAGGATCTCGCGTGAGAACCGCACCGGCTCGGCCCGATAGATCGGGCTCGGGAACTGGATCCCGAACGACGCGTGCAACGCCGGAAAGAACTCGGCGGCAAAGTCACCGAGAAACGTGGGCAACGGCTCGTCGCGTTTCGGCGGCCGGCCGGGGCCGCGCCGTTTCTGCACCTCGAACGCGAGCGAGCTCGTTGCCACGGATCAACCCCGCTTGAAAGGGTAAGAGTCGGGGTGCGGCTCGAGGCCGGGTGGTGCCGGCGCCGGCGAAGGTAGTACCGCGCGCGCGTTGTCGACGAGTGCACCCGGCGCGGTGTCGAGCGGCAAGGTACCGGTGATCAAGTCGTGCGCAATGAGCAGGCCGCGCGCCACACCGACGGTGTACGCGTCGCCGTCGCGTACGTGTTTCGCCGCGTGCCAGTGCGCGCGCAGTGTGGCGAGCGTTTGCTCGAGGGCCACCGACAGATCGGCCGCGCACGTCGACGCGTCGGGTTTGCCTTGCCGGTGCCGGCGTTCGTCCCAATAGTCCGGCAACGCGGCGAGCGTGTGCGGCGCGTTCGGATCCTCGTGTACCGGCCTCACGCGCTCACCTGGTTGCGCACCGACACGCGGCGCGGCCCACCCTTGCGAGCCGGTACGCGCCGGATCCTGAGTGCGTTACGGATCGGGGTGGTGCTCACTTGGTACTCGAGCGCTAGTTGTTCGATCGTGGCACCGCGCAGATACTTGATCGCGATCTCGTCGACGTGCGCCGCGGTGAGCACTCGGCATTTTCCGGTTGTAAATGGACGCATGATCGTGTGTCTCCTCGGTTCACCGGTGCACGAGTACACCGGTGCACTATTCGTTCGTGTCGGCCTCGTCGCCGAGCACGCGCAAGATCGCCGCCTCGACGGCCTTACTCGCGGCCGGGTGCGGGAGCAGTGCCGCAATGATCAACCGCTTCAACCGTTGCCACTCGACGTGTTCGCGGATCGTGCGCGGTTCGATCATTTCGCGCGCGCGCTCGAGCCGCTCTTTTTGCGTCAACGCTCGTGCAAACGCGTCGCCGAGTTGCACACGCTCGCGGCCGAGCAGATCGGGCCGGTTGAGTTGTGAGCGCAAGAGTGCGAGGAGCCGCGTGCAATCCTCGAGCGCGCTCGGCTCGGCACCGGGGCCGCTAATCGGAAACCACGGCGCCGGATCGGTGCGACCTGGATCGGTAGTACCGGTGTCGCTCGTGTTGCCGCTCGTCGAGTGCGGCGGCCGATCCCACGCGTCGAGCGGTATCGCGTGCACCGCGTGCAACTGTCGGCGCCATTGTTCGTCGGGCACGCGTACGCCGGTGCGCCACGTCGACACCGCTTGTTTGCTCGCGCCGATCGAGTCGGCGATCAGTTGCACCGCGCCGCGCACTGCACAGAGCAAGCGCGCACCCTCGTTTGCCGGCGTCGGATCGTCGACGTGGCCGGCCACTACCGCACGCGCCGAACGTTTCGCGGGTGCGGCGCGGGTAGCGGCAACGGGTTTCGCGTGTTTACCGGCCATTTACAATGTCCACGTTAGGATTTACACGATTTTTACCCGGTTCGTTCTCTCAGGCACCCCCGGGCTTTCGCCCTCAAATACTGTTCGAGGGGGGTAAGTGCACGAAACCATTGACGAATCGGTTCGAGCCGCACGATCACGAAGATCACAACGATTACGCGTAGTTGCACGCGTCAAGGATCGTTAGACGATCGTGCGGCCCGGGGTGCTAGCGCTCGCGTACGTCGTCGGCCTCGAGCGCGTCGTCGTCGTCGTCGCACTGCTCGGCCGTGCGCGTCGTTAGTGGTGGCTCGTCGAGCGGCAACTCGTTGTCGATCGTGGGACGCGTGGGCAGAGTGGTACCGAACGACGGCGGCCCCGACGGCAACTCATTGTCGAGCACCGGTTCGCGATCCGGTAGTGCGTTGTCGATCTCGGGCACCGTGGGCAGGTTGGCGCCGTGAGGCGGCCGGCCGGGTAGCTCGTTGTCGAGCCCCGGTTGTTCGCCGGGTAGCTCGTTGTCGATCGTCGGCCTGGTTGGCAACGTGCCGCCGATACCACCGACGGGAGGCCGCTCGGGAGGTAGCTCGTTGTCCGGCCCGGGCTCGACGGGTGGCAGACCTTGATCGGGTTCGCCACCGGTGCCGCCGCTCGGTGGTGGCTCGCCGCCGTCGGGCTCACTATTGACGAGGCGCTCGATCCTCAACGTGAGCTCGTGCCACACCGACAACACCCCGTCGTCGTCGAGCCCCGGTGCGAAATGCGCGGCCCACTCACGCGGCGGCCTTTCACGAGTGCGCACGTATGCACGAATGCCGATTGCATCCTCGGCATACGCGATCGCGAACTGTCCCACCCCGAGGATCCGATCGAGCTCGTCGAGGATCTCGCGGGTGGGTTCTTGATCGATGCCGATCACGGCGACACCTCACCCTGATCGACGGCCGGCGCCACCGGCCACGCGCTCACAACGGTGTCGACGAGTGCCTCGTCGGTGGGAGCCGGCGCGGCCTCGGGAGCCGGCGCGGTTTCCTCGAGCCCCGGCAACTCGGGGTGATCGGCGAGCACGCGCTCGATCTTGCGCAACGGTTCGTCGGCCTTGTCCAGTTGCCCACGCAACCCGGCGAGCTTGCTCTCGAGCTTGCCCACGGTGGTGCGTAGCTTCGCGCTCTTTTTACGATGCTTGTCCGCGAGCGCGCGCAACTCGAGGTTGAAATCGCCTCCCGTGCTCGGCGCGCGTGGCTTGCGCTCGCGTTTCGGCGCGGGTGCCGCCGTTGTCGTCGTCGTTGCGTCTGACACGGGTACAACGGCGCGGGTGCGTTCTCTTGCTGGCTTGTTCATTGTGTCTCACTTGGTTTTGTTGTTGCGGTTTGCCTTCAAACACGCGGCCGGTGCCGGACGCGCGGCGAAACTAAGAGGGTGGGGGCAGATCGCGCGTGAACCGCACGACGCGATCGGCGCCGACTTGGATCAAGTCGACGTGATCGCCGCACACGTTGATCATCGCGACAGCCGCGCCGAGCACGCGATCGAGCCGCTCGAGCGCTAGCGCTTGCGACTCATACGGCCCGAGGCTCGTCGTCGGTTCGAGCAACGAGGGCCGGAACCCCACGCACGACAACGACGCGCGCCACCCGTCGTCGGCCTCGAACACACGTGCCGTTATGGTTCTCGCCGTCACTTGCCACCCCCTACGAACAGATCGGTTTGTTTTGCGAGTTGCACCGCGCCACGTCGTGCGTTGCGCGCCTCGGCCTTGCGAAGCTCGAAACGCATCACACCGTCAAGCGCGGCGAACAGAGTGAGGCCGATCCCGTCGGCCTGATCGTGATCGGTGATCTCCTCGCCAACCGCGGCCGTCGCGAACCGGCACGCCTCGAGTTTCAACCGATCGGTGCCGCGGCCCGTGATCCCGAGTTTCGCGCGCCACACGTGCGGTTTGACGCGATCGCGTGCCGCTTGCGGGTGGCCGAGCTCGTCGAGCCGCTCGAGCCAACGGCCTTTATTGGAACCTTGCCCGAGGATCGAGGCCGTCGAGCGCTCGGGTGCACCACTACGGCCGCGCCGTTGCGTCGTGTGATCGTCTCGCGTCAAACGGCCGAGTGGGATGCCGCTATGATCCTCGAACATAACGAGCACGCCGCGCAACGTGCCGCCGTTGAGCGCGCGCGCCTGCTCGAGCACGGCGAGCCGGTGGCGCCACGTCGTTGCCACCCCGTGAGCAACGACGGATCGGCCGTGAGCAATGCCCCACCCGCTCCTCGCACCCTGATCGATGCCGACGACGATCATGGTACGCACCCCGCAACCAGGTCGGCGTGCGCGCGTGCGAGCTCGGCCTCGACGCGCACCGGATCGAGCGCGCTCGCGTCGCAAGCGGGTTGCCGGCGCGCTGATACCCACGCACCACCGACAAGAAACCGCGTGCGGTACGTCGGCACGAGCAACACGACGCGCACGAGCCCGCAATACGTGCACGCGGCCGGTTCCCACAACTCGCCGGCACCTTGCCGCCACCAATGAGGCCGCGAGCGCTCCCGGGGCTGGCTCGAGGGCCGATCACCCTCGATCACCTCGTCGTCGTCGTGAGTTGCGAACGGTTCGCGAGCGGTTCCCCAAAACGGTTCCCGATCGCCGAAAATGGCCCTCGGCCGACCCCCCAAAAACCGCTTGTTTTGCAAATACCCCGGGAACCGGCCCCTGCGCCTCATAGCGGCCCTTACCCCCCTCGGGGCCGGTCGGTGTCGTTTCGAGCGGTTCCCGCGCCGTACGCCCCCCATTGCGTGCGACGGGCAATAGTTCGAGATCTGGCTCGACACCCTCAACCCTACCGTTCCCACCTCCCCAACACAGTTCCCCGGTTCCCCACCTCTTAAAGGTGGTGGGAACCGTGGGAACCGGTTGTGGTGATCCGGGTGCGGGAACCACCGGGAACCGACAGGGAACCGCGGAACCGCGATCGTATCCACCCCGATTAGGGACACACGACTCACGACGGCACCCCGGCGACAGTCGGCCGCGGCCGGTACACCCCGTCAGTGCGCACTAGCAACCCCTCCTCGAGCAACTCGCGGATCACCGGCCCCGAGTCGCGCTTGCGTATGCCGGCGAGTCGGGTGATCGCGCCGAACGAGCGGCAATCCTCTTTCACGCACGCGGTGAGCACGCGCGTACGCAAGGCCGACGACTTGACGCGCTCGCGATCGGCGTCGTCGTCGGCCGGTTTCGGCACCTCGCGAAATGCGAGCGACGCAAAGTCGAGGCTCAACCGTATTTCTGGCTTGTCCGGCCCGAGTCGGTTTTTCGCTACCTCGAGATCGATGATCCCGCGCTCACTACGCACGGGTTTCAAACCGATCTGTAGATGTGACGCGTATTCGATCGCGCGAGTTTCTGCCCCGGCCGCGAGTGCACTGATATCGGTGTCGCGCTTGCCGGTTCGGTACCCGGCCCGGCTCATTTCCGAGATCGCGATCACGAGGGTGCCGCGTCGAGCAACGCCGTCGAGTAACTCGACGATGTACTCGAGCTGTTCTTTACGCGTCTCGAACGCGGCGGCACCCGACGCCGGCACTTTTTGCAACGAGTCGACGATCAACACGCGTGGCTTGCCCGCGGCGAGGTGCACGAGCTCGGCCTCGCACTGCTCGAGCGTGATGCGATCGGCGAACGGATCGATCACCTTGAGCGCGCGGCCTCGAGCGTTGCGGGCAAATGCGTTGCGGCGGCCGGGATCGACACCCTCGAGCAGATCGCGATCGTGGCCGTCGAGTTGCCCGATCCGGGTAACGATCGCTTCGCGAGACTCGTCGGCGGCGACGTACAACACGCCGCACCCGGCGCGCTCCCAGTTGTCACACAACCACGTCGACAGATTCGTTTTGCTCGCACCCGGCGCACCGAGGATCGAGATAAACCGGCCCACGGGCAGGCCGCCGCGCGTCGCCTCGTCGAGCGTGGGCAACCCGATCGGGAGCCTCGGCCCTGTTTGCGCGATGCCGGGTATGCAATCGACGAGCGACGGTGCGCGCGGCCCCGAGTTGGCAACCGAGTCGAGATCCAGTTGCGCGGCGGCGAGGCGCGCAACCAGGCCGGCGATCTCGTCGGGTGATGCGACACCGAGCGCGCGCGCCACCGTTTGCAACCGACGTTGACGTGCGAGCCGGCGCAAGCGCGTAAAGTCGGCATCCTTGTTCGGGATCGTGTCGGTGAGAGCGTTGACGTAGTCGGGGCCGCCGACGTACCGCAAGCGCTCGGTGTCGGCGAGGCGGCCGATCACCGCGGCCGAGTCGATCTTTGTGCCCTCCTCGTCGAGAAACGTGAGGGCCGACCACACGGCCTCGTTCGCCGCCGAGTAAAAGTCGCTCGCGATCACGTTGCTCGAGCGGATAACGGCCGGGTGAATCACGCACGTGCCGAGCAAGAGCCGCTCGAGATCGAGATCGTGCACGGGCACGACGTCGCGCAAGTGCTTTGCCCGATCGTCGCTCCCGTTCGGCCCGTGTGTGTTTTTCACCGCGCGCACCGGTACCCCTCGACGTGTTCAACCCGCACGCAAACCCCCTCGCGTGCGTGTGTCAGTGCGAGGAGATCGCGGCCTCGGCCTCGTCGTCGTCGACAACCTCGTCGGTGTCGTCGTCGCTATCGTCGTCGTTCTCGTCGTCGGGGCCGAGGGGCTCGAGCTCCTCACGTTCGAGGGCCGCGTACTGCTCGGTGAGCGTGCTCGGTGCCGCGTCGAGTGCCTCGAGCGGTAGTTGCCCACCGTTGCCGTTCGAGGCCGCTTTCGGGAACATGGCGGTTTGACGTTCGTCGCCACGCATCACGCGTTGTCCGCACACCTCGTTGGTGTCGAGCCGGATCACCTCGATCACGTTGCGCTCGAACGACGGCCGCTCTTTCACGGGCACTTGACGGTATTCGACGCCGGTACGCACGGCCTCCGCCAGATCGCCGATCTTGCGATCGCATGCCTTGATCTCTTTTGCGTACCGTTGCGCGGCGAGCGCTTTCTCGAGGGTGAGCGCGTCGCGTTCGTTCACCGAGTGGGCGAGCGAGTCGGCGGCCTGATCTTTCTCGTGTGCCGTGAGCTTGCACGGGAGGCGTTCGACGAACGGCGACTTTTGCGTGGGTTGAGTTGTCATGAGGCGGCGATCCCTTTCCGGCCGCGGCGACGTGCCGAGGCCGTGCGACAGTTGCGAGCAAGTCACTCAGTGAAAAGCGACGGGGTGAACCCGCGAGCGAACCGAGCTCGAGCGGCGTCGTACTGATCGATCTGCACCTCGGCCCCGACGCAACGGCGGCCCTCGATCGCCGCGGCGATCAACGTGGTGCCGCCACCCGCGCACGGATCGCACACGAGATCGTCGGCCCTCGAGTAGTCGCGAACGAGCGCACGCATACTGTCGGTGCGTTTGCCACCCATAACGACGCGATCGCCGCGGCCCTTGAAAATGTACGCACCCGGGAGCGTGCCCCAACATGAAAGCGCGCGCGGCCGAGCGACGACGAGCCAACAAGACCAGCTCGAGGGGCCGTCGCCGGTGAGCCGCACGCGCGAACCTATCTCGACGAGCGGGAGCGGCGCGAACACGTACCGGCCGGCGTCGGCGAGCTCGTCGGCCCAACACGGCGCAAGGGTGTGATCGGTGATCGACACAAACCACCCGCGCGTTCTGCTCGAGAAAAAGTCGACGCACTCGCGAACATGATCGGCCGTCCAAGCGGGGTAGTTGATCGGCCTGGTTACCTTGCGGTGCCCGTATGCCGGATCGTGGTGGCCGTCGTTGCGCGTCGTGTTGTCGTGCCCCGAGTGCGTGCGCAACGAGTAAGGTGCGTCTAGGATCACCGCGTCGGGCTCGACGTCGGCGAGTACATCCTGATAGCGGCCGAGCCGCAGATCGATCCCGTGTGACGGCACACTATCGGCAACCAGGTTAGGTAGTACCGTCGTCACACGATCTCCTCAACCGCGGTAGCGGGAGCGTGCTCGGCGGCGTGTGGCTCGCTCGACTTAGACGCGATCGCTCGGGAACACCATACGGCCTGTCTGCGGTTCGTTTCCATATCCCTGATGCGCGCGTTTTGCGCGGCGTATTGCGCGCTCCAATACTCGTCGATGTGAAACCCGAGCTCGTGGTTAAAGCTCGTTGCTAGGTCGAGCATGATCCCCGTTTCCACGTACAACGGGTGCGCGAGTAGCTTTTCAAACAACACGCCATACCGCGCGTGAGCGAGGCGCTTGCCGCGCAACTGCGCGATCGCGATCGTGACGGCCGAGGGGCTCCTGTCGATGATGCGCGCTATGTCGCGTTTCGTTACCGCGCGCGGGAACTGGTTAGCGCCAGTCTCGGGATCGACAACAGCGCGCCAGTGCAGCAAGCGCGGCCATTGCGAGCGCCGGCTCCCATAGCCGAGCACGCCGCGGCCGAAGAAATGGAACATGCCGACCATCGTGCCCGTGAGCGCAAGGTGATCGACGAGTCGCACGGTGTTGTCGATGCCAAGTACCGGCCGCCAGATCGGGCCGAGTTGATCCTCGACAAACCGCACGGCGGCGTTCGTGTTCTGATAGCGGCCACCGGCCACAAGCCGCGTTACGTCATCCGCGTACATTGCCGCGTGAAACGCCGCCTCGTCGTTCACGGTTTGCCTCCCGGCACCACGGTGAGCGTCATTTGTTTGCCGAGCGTCGTGCCGCCTTCGACAGTCTCGATCTCGCGCCACGCGCGCAACGAGATGTCACGGATCATCTGACGGTATTGGTGATGCTCAGTCGGCCCGGTGACGCTCTTGAGCGGCCG